TTTCAAGTACTGTTCAGCTCTCGCTTTCGGTAAGTTACCGACATCAATATAGAAGATTCTTCTTTCAGGAGCTCTTGATATTCTGTAAATAACTAGAGCATCTTCTAACATTCTTAGTTGATTTACAGACTTCATAGCCTTATGTAGATAACCGACTACTACTTTCTGATTGTAATCAAGTAAACCAGATGTAACATGAGTTACAGCATCGTTACTGATTCTTACTGTTTGACCTGTGTTATTACCACTCTTGTCAAAACCTTGTTCGTTAAAAATATAATATTCAGTAATACTTTTAATAACTTCTACACCAGTCTTCTCGTCTTTATCCTTATCAACTTCTCTGACCTTTCTGATCTTCTGAGGATCAATCGGTCTCAAGCCTTGAATACCTCTTTTTGTATTCTTGGTATCTACCAACTTGTGGTAGTACAATCTTCCATCAACATACCATTTTCTGTATATGTCGTGTGAGAGTTCTCTGAATCCTAATAATTCTAAAACTCCGTCAAATTCAGTACGAATTTTATCTTTGATACTGTCTGAAAAGTGATTAACTCTATCTAAGTTAATCGCTACAGGTGCATCCAAGTCGTTTGATGATAATGATTCGTTAACAATATCCTCAATCGCGCTATCACATTCAGGTACTAGTGCCATTGTTCGATATCTACCGACTAGGTCGGCTTCAGTTTTTACACCGCCTTCCATGTCAATAAATTGACCAATAACGCCACCAGTGGAAGCGAATCCACCCATACCTTTGTCTTTGCCGATTTCAATAACCGACCCATCATTTTGAGGTGGCACGAAACTCGTAGCACGAGCTTCGTCTCCCTTCTTCCTCTTTATCTCTAATCCGAATAGTTCCATACTTATATTTATATCATTTGAGAAAGACTCTTTTTACAGAGTTCTTTCAAAATGTGAATATGAGAATGTTACATCAGTCGTTGTCAATGCATCACCACCTGTTGAATCCATTTCAATTGAACCGAGAGTTTTCGGCCACATGTTATAGAATTCATAAGTAGCAAGTACTTTGTCATCTCTTCCTAGTTGAGATATAGTCGCTTTATCGACCATATATTCAAAACCAGTAGAAGATACTGTTGAGCTATCCATTGGTACAATTTCTTGCATCCAATTTTCAACTGCAGTTCTTGCTGAGAATTCTGTATCATTATAGATTTTAACAGCCCAATCTTCGAAAGTTCTGTCTCCAGCTATTTTTACAGTTAATCCTTTATACTTTGTTTCAATTTCCGTTATAGTTTGACCAGGTAACGCGGCAGAATTACACAAAAATTGTATCTTATTGCCTGTTCGAGGTATGAATACCTCAAATCTGTTATTTCTTGGTCCACCACCGATAAGGTTTGCTTTAAATTGGTTTATAGTTGCCATTTTTATCTCCCCCTATTAAAGTGCTGTCGCACTTTCTGATGCACCACCAGGAGCTCCGTAGACTTCTTCAAAATCTACACCAGTTCTAGATGCTACAAACGTTAAACTTATGAAATTGATTGCTCTTGCAGGCTTCACAAATATGGAAGCTACAAATTGAGACGCATCAACGACACCAGCTGTATTATTAGATTCGTCGCAGATGACTTGGAAATCAAAGATTCCTCGTCTACCTTGTACAGACCTTAAGAACGGTTCAACTGCACTTCTGAAGTTAGCTCTTGTAAATGAATCGTTAAATTCAAATAGTTGAAACTTAGCTGCTGTTGCAATTGCTTTCTCTAATACTATGAATAGTCTTCGAACATTAATTCTTGAGAAAGCACTTCCATCATTACTGATTAAAGTTTTGTCTCCGAATAATAGTGTTCCTTGACCTGAAAATGTTACTACTGGATTAACTCTAGCCTTATAGAGAACATCTCTATCAGGTTTTGAAGGGTTAAACGCTAATTTAGCAACACCAAATATTTGACCACGGTTATAACCAGCAGGTGAATACCATGCATCGTTAGTGTAATCAGTTCTAGCACAAAGACCCGCTACTGAACCGTTGTCTGGTACATAGACATATCTGTCATTATACCTGTCATATTGATATAACCAGTTACTACTCATTGTAGCATAACTAGAACTATTTAATGTATCTGCAGTAGCTTTGACATTCGCAGCACCGGTTATACCGGAGTCAACGACATCTGACCTAATAGGAGAAAAGAAGACTACGCAATCTTTTCTATCTTCTGCAATGTTCATTAATTGATTATAATACCCTGTTGCTTCAGCTCTTGTTACAACTGCTGAACCACTTCCAGTATCTGCTTGAGAACTACCTGATATCATTAAAGAGATATCTTCGTTGTCTGCACTACCGAAATGTGTTTTCCATGCTAGTATTTTCTGTCCTGTAGAAGGTTGTCTACCATCAAGACCATTCGTAAATGATAATGAATCTGGTAAAGTACCTGTTGCAAAAGTAACACCTGCTGCAGCATTACCTGATGAAGTAAACGTACCACTATGATCTAGTTGAAAAATATACTTACTAGTATTTTCAATAACTGTTACATAATAATTACTCGCACCAAATTCATCTTTAGCATCTGAAGCTTTTGAAACTGATTCAAATCTTTCTAAGATTGTACCAGGAATTCCTGATATCTCGCCGTCTTCATCTAAAACGACAATATGCATTTCATCAGTAAGACCTGATCTTGTACTCGTAAAAGTAGAAGTTCCTGGTGCTTTATTGAACTGACCTGCAAATTCCCATTCTCTTGATAATGCAACACCGCTTGAAACAGCTGCTGCTAATCCACGAGTTTTATCACCTTCTTGTGCTATAGTAACTGTCGCTGCGCCGGTTGCACCGGAGTCGAAAGCTATAGCTGATATTCTATATCTTGTTGTGTCTGAAGCTATTGCTGTAATAATGTCACCAACAATGAATTTTTCACCTAAAGTCACTTCAATAGAAGTTCCTAAAATAGCTGTTGTTCCATTTGTTGTTGTAACACCTGCTGCTGCAAAAGCTGAAGCACCACCACATACTGAAACTTTAAGTGAATTACCTAATGCTCCTGCATATCTTGCGCCATAATTACCAACAGAGGCTTGACCAGTGTTGAAATTTGCACGATAGTGGGTTAAATTCTTTATTAATAAAGATTGTCCACTTGTTGTTGTCGCGTTTACCATTGTGGTTGTCACGATTCTAACTACTTTTAAGTCTATCCCATAATCAAGAAAATTAGCAGCTGGGTAAAAATGCTCAGCTGAAATATCTGTATTATCGGGCTCCCCGAATGAATCTACCAATCCTTTACCAGAACTTACTGTTGTTACTTCATCCGCTGGACCCCAACGGAAGTGACCACAATATGCTCCTGTAGAACTAGAGACCGCAGGAATAACATTAGTAGCATCGATTTCTTGAACCTGTACTCCAGGCGAAACTTGAAATGCCATTTTTTGTCTCCTAAATTTTTTTTATTTCGAAATAAAAAGTTTATATTATTGTTTATGATAACTTAGTGTCATCATTAACTAGTATTTATAATTTAATAAAAGTTCACTTCGTCAACAACTGTCCAAGTATCACCACCTTCGCGGAAACTATCTTTTACAGGACTGCCATCATCAATAATTCCGAACGGGACCATGTCATCTTCTGCCATCATCATCTGTTCATCATATAACATTTTTTTCAATTCTAAGTTTGTTAGACTCTCGAAATATGGTGTAGTTATAAACCATGAGAACATGACAAGGTTCATGACTAAATCATCATGATTACCTCCGTCAGCTTCATAAGATGTACCTTTACCTACAAACGTTACTAATTCATTGATTGTGAACTTATCTATCACTCTTAACTTGTTTTCTTCCATTAACTCTTTCAAAGTAGAACAACCTATCTGTTTTACTTTTCTTGTCATTGTAACACCAATACCTGAAGATTTTACACTAGAGGTTGTGAATACATTTGGATATTCTAAATCATAGTACAAGTTATTTACTACAATTTGACCTTGATCGTTATTTTCAACTACGATTAAAGCCTCGTTATACAATTTTCCATATCTTTCTATAACATCTGGAAATAGTAGAGGAGATATCATATTATCTCTGTATATACCTACTTGTTTAAATGGTTTTTCTGTCACATCAAATATTGAGAATGTAGAGTAATCTTGTCCTCTACCTCTTGCAACATCAACTGTCATGACATAAACATGGTCTTTCGCAGGTTCTTGATACAAGTGAACATTTTCTTTAGTCCACAATGCATCAGCACCTTGAAGTCCTAGTAAACAGTTAGCACTAATCAAAGTGTTTCCTGTTCCTAAGAATGAATTACCGAATTCTTGTTCGAATTGTAATTCTGAAGTGTTTGCTATTGTTTGAGCTTTCCATTTCTCATCTCTACCAGGAACATCCCACCAGTTAATAGTATATGGTTGATACTCATTCTTTTTATTTAGAGCTCCTTCATATAGTTTATGATACATGTTTCCGATACCATTTGCTGTAGATGTGATAATAACTTTTGATTTACCACCTGATGTAACAACAGGATATGTAGATGTATAGAACTGTTCTGCGTTATCTACGAAAGCAAACTCATCAAGATATAGAAGATTTACTGATAAACCACGAATTGAATTCGCACCAGTAGCTGACGCTATGATTCTACTATCATTTTCAAACTCAATAGAACCTTTATTTAGTACTTTAGTACCAGGTTGTAAGAAGAATGGTACATGTTCTAACATAGTTGTTATACGAGCTAACATCTCACGAGCGGTCGAACCTTTGTTTGCGAGAATAGCTATTGTTTGTTCTGGTTGAAATAGTAGATACCAGACTAGATAAGCACAAGTTGTAATCGACTTACCAGACTGTCTACAAGCTAGTACGATACTAAATCTACTCTCATCAAAGTGTGTAATTAAATCATCTTGATATCCACGAAGACTGAACGGCACTAATCCGTCATCTAGTGATATGATTTTGATATAATTTTCAATGAAGTGAGCGGGATTTTCCATACACTTCTTGTATTCTAAGATTTCTTCTTCTGTCCATTGAGCGGCTACACCAGCTCTCTTAACATTGATATTACCTAGGTAACCTTCATTCTTGTGCATTTTGTTTTAATAACTTCTGTAATTCAGCTGATGAACCGACAAACAGATTATTCTGTATTTTGTCTGGTTTTGTTTCATCTTTATCTAATAGTTTCATTTTTGTTTGTAAGTCTATTAATTTCTCTGCAGTTTCACTAACAGTTTTAATTAATTGACCAGCTACTTCGTATGTTCTAGGGTGTTCTGATTCCTTCGCTATCTCTAATATACCCTCTATAGCGTCTTGTCCGCGCTCCACAAGACCGTAAAAGATTTCTCTGGAGTATTTGTAATCATTACCTTTATCTTGTTCGTTAGATACTATAGTAGGTAGATTCTTTTCGGCTAGTACGATTTCACCTTGAATATCAAGGAGCTCATCTAATTTTTTATCGACTTTACTCATAATATGTATTTATATCTATTTCGGATCGCTTGATTTATCGTCCGAATATGTTATAGTAGGTTGTTCAAACCATGTTGTTGTTTCGTTGTATGTTACATCATCATTAGCAGTAGCATCTTGAGGTGAAATTGTAACAACTTGATTAACTACTCTACCTGCTGCTTCTGTATCGATTATCTTACCTGTACCCTTTTCCATGTATGTTCTGACTGTAGATGTTCTTATCATCTCTGATGATTTCACAGGTCCGTATATGTAATTTTTCATTACAAACTCTAAATCGTATCTTAGAACTTGTCTTGTTTCAAAATCACCTTCGTATTCATCTGTTTGTGTAACACTAGACAAGATAATTGGTATGTCTCTTTTATCAGCCATACCAGGTACGGTGTTTATTGTTACTGTATAATCAGGTGTGAAGTATGGTAATATTTGTTCAATTATTTGTAATCCGTCATCTGTATTTTTAACAAGAACACTTAGACTAAATCCTATGTCATATGGTGCTGGTGCAAACTGATGTTGCATCTTCAATGGATTTGATGTATCAGCAGCTCTCATCAAAGTTTTCTTTGTCAACTTTCTTGTAGCATCATAGTTAATAGATGTCATCTCAAATCCCATTCTAGGTAGACTGATAGCACTTCTTGTTGTTTGTAAATTCGCTGTTTGTTGTAACTTAGCAATCCATTTACTTCTAGGACCGTAAGCTAGTGGTACTTTAATTAACTTACCACTCTCTCGTTTAATAGTAATGTTATTAAATAATGTACCGAATACAGATACACTTCTTTTAATAGTTTCGTGATAAAAATGGGTGTCTAACATTATGTTGCATCTCCAAAGGGATTACCTTCTGAAAAATCTATAATACCGTCTGCATCTGTTTCGATATCAAAATTAAAGGCTCCAGCGTCTGTAGTTAATTCTTGATTACTTCCGACTACTGCAACAATTCTTCTTGAAGCTAAACTATCTTCTACAGCTAAGTAATCTTGAGCTGATTGGTCAAATCCTGTACCAGTTTCTAGTAGTACTCTATCTATAGTCGGTGTCTCTAACACTACTGCATCTGTTCCTGTTAAACCGTCTGTAATATAACTTGGTATTTGTATTGATGATGTTCCTTCTTCGACCTTAACATAGAATCCTTCTTGTCCTGGTCCACTCATTGCTATCAAATCACCATCTAAGGCATTCTCTGACTTAATAACTCCATCTCTTGAATCTGTAAGTAAGAATGCATCTAGTGTACTAGTAGTATCAGTTGTATTAATTTTACCAACAGTTAACTTGTTTGTATCTTCACTCCAAGCTAAAACTGTACCAGATACGACTATAGTATCTGTAACTAGTTGTGAAACTGTCTCACCAACAACAAACGCTCTCTCTACATTTGAGTTTGCTAATGTTAATGTAATACCGGTTGTTTGAGCTAAATCTAAATCAGTATCAAGTTCACCGACACCTGTGTTGAAATCTTCACCACTATATTCATATAAGTCACAAGTCATCTTAAATGTGTGTAACTTACCTAGTTGATAGAATGGATTTTCGTGTTCGACAAACTTAATTTCGAAAACACTTTTAGTTAATGGAAAATAGATTAAGTCACCTTCATTAGGTCTTAATCCTGTTGCTAAGTTTGCATCAAGTGAAACGAATCTCTCCCAACTTCTTCTTGACATTATAAAATTTGCTGTATCTCTAACTTCTACACCGAACTTAGAATATAAGTCTCCTTCACCTTCAAATCCTTCGACACCTTCCAAATACATCTCAATTTCGTATGCATCTTCAAAACTTGAATCTGCTGCATCACCTAATATAGTATCTTCGTTTACTATTGTTCGTGGTAAGTAATAACAGTCGTGACCATACATGCGTAGTGATTCTACGATCAAGTCTTCGATTAAATTTTGTTCAGTCTTTACTGCATGACTGAAAAATACATTCGTAGCCATGTTATCCTTCTAATGTCTCTAGTCGTGATGTTAGATTTTCTATTATTGTTTGTTGTTCTTGTATTGCTTTAACTAGTATTGGTACAAATTTCTCATACTGTAAACCGTATAGTTTTTCGTCTCCTGAAAGAGTTACAGCTAAATTTGTTTTATTATCTTTATTATAACCTGCTGCTATTTCTAGAGCTTCTACTTCTTGAGCTTTAAAACCAATATCTAACCAATCTTCTTTATGAGTTCCGTCATGTGTAATAGTATCT